AAATATTTTAAGGGTAACCGGGTAGTTAAACCTCAAACCCCTTAAAAGGCGCGTTTTCCGGTACAGGGACAGACTTTTGGAGTGTACGTTCCCGGAAATAGAAAAGGCCTTTTGATTTTTTAACTTCCTCCCGTCTGCCGTGAACAGAAGGAGGGTGTAAAACCAAAAAGCCTTTTCTTTTCGTTTTGCATTCACGGCACAAAACTTAATCATAATATAATCAATTTCTAAACAAAGTGCAAATTTATTTTATTTTTTTTTCGCCAGATTTCTTTTTCGCTTCCTCGCGCACGATTTCCTTGTAACGATTGCTTTCCCGCCATGAGGTCATGGAGCGGTATTCGGCGACGGGAACAGCCTTGATTCTGGTATCATAGGATTGCTCGATCATTTTTTACCCGCCGTCTTCTTCTGGCGGTCAAGGACAAGTTCCTGGACAACGCTTTCATACGTCGGCCTCGGGACCTCACCCTTCTGCCGCCGCGCCTTAATTTCTTTTTCCAAATGGTCGTGACAATCCTGAGTGATCCTGATTAATGGCATGTGTGTTCCTCCGGTATGTTTTTAAGAAACTCTTTCGTCTGTGCTTCCCAAACTGCGTCAACTACCGCATCCGTGCTTAACTGTCCAGTTACGATCATGTTCGACAGGCGCTTGCACGAGGCCGGCGACAGCCCAGGGTGGGCCTCCCGCACGTTACGTTCGCGCCGTTCGCATATAGTTTCATCAGTTGGAAAAGTAAACACTTTAAAAATCCTTTCATCATGCTTAATAATATAATTCCGTTTTAACAAAAGTCAAAGAATAATTTAAAAATATTTGTTTTATTTTCCCAGCCGCTCTATCATCGCCTGCACCCGCCCGCAGTCGGCTTGCGCTTTGTGCATGTACGCAACCGCGAGGTGTTTTTGGTTATCCGGCACAGTTCTGCGCGCAGCGTAGTACATCGCCTGCCGATCATCGCAGTAACGTTTGAGCACGACCAGGTATGCCGTCGCCTGTGTTTTTGTCCGGCATTTATGAATCCTACGAGAGAAAACCACGGGCCTTGTGCCCGTGGATGAATCGAGTCATTAAATTAAAAATAAAATAAATGATACTTTTTGTGCAAAATCGAGTATATTATCTTTAAATGCGCAAAACCTTTAAATACCGTCTATACCCTACAAGACTTCAGATAACTAAGATGAACAACATTTTGGAACTGACTCGCTGGATATATAATGAGACTCTTGCTCTCAGAAAAAATGCTTGGGACTCTGAAAAGAAATCTATATCCCTGTATGATACAGCCAGTCATCTTCCTGAATGGAAAGCTAATAAACCAGAACTTCGCGAAGTACACTCTCAGATTTTGCAGAATGCTCAAATCAGAGTAGACCTTGCTTTTAAAGCTTTCTGGAAAAGATGTAAACAAGGCCAGAAGCCTGGATTTCCAAGATTTAAAGGAAAAGGTTGGTATGACTCCATTACTTATCCCCAATCTGGATTTAGACTTCATCCTGATGGGGTGTATCTTTCCAAAATAGACCGTGTCAGAATTGTTCTCCATCGTCCTATCGAGGGTAAAATTAAGACTTGTACTGTTAAAAAGACTCCGACTGGTAAATGGTACGTGTACTTTTCTTGTATAATCGAACAGCCCGCTCCTCTTCCAAAGACCGGTAAAATAGTTGGGATAGACCTGGGTCTTATCACTTATGTTCAGTGTTCGGATGGGACTAAAATTAATAAACCAAAATTTTTTAATGAAGAACAAAAGGCTCTTGCTCAGGCTAAAAGAAGGGAAAATATAACCTTTAAAGCCAAACATAAAAGAGTTTTGGCTATGATCCATGAAAGAATCAAAAACAAAAGAGAAGACTTTTGTCATAAAGTTTCTAAAAAACTTATTAATAAATATGATTTCATTGCTCATGAAGATCTTAATGTTAAAGGTATGCTTGAGCAGAAAAAATATTCTAAAAGCATCTCTGATGCAGCTTGGTCTACTCTGATCCAATACACAACCACCAAGGCTGAGAGTGCTGGGCGTGTTGTCGTGGCAGTAGACCCAAGGGGTACATCTCAGAGATGTTCCCAGTGTGGGGCTGATGTTCCTAAGACAATTGAAATTCGAGTACATCATTGTCCTCATTGCGGATTTAAAACTGGCAGAGATTTAAACTCTGCTTTAGAGATACTCAGACTCGGGATGGAGTCTGTTGAGCGACCATCGCGTTGCCGTAAGGCAGTTGCGCTGATTTGACTCATGGAAGCCACGCCCCTTGTGGGCGTGGAGCATTCACAAAACACCGTCGCCGCCGACAGCTCTGTCATAGCGTCCCCGTAACACCATCAATGAGCGCATCCAGCCGCCTGGCCTCGACCTGGAGCTCCGCATCCGCCGTGTCCTCCATGAGCAGGACGTTTTGGCAGTCCCTGCCGTAGTTGGTCAGCGAGCACGTCATGCAGTCGCCGTCGTTCTGGGTGCAGTAGGATTTCGTTTTCATTCTATCACCACTATTTCACATTCGGAAAAATCCGGTTTTTTGCAACCGGAGTATTCAACCTGGTTGTTTCCTGCGTCCGTCATTGCCTCGTCAACTGTGTCACCCTCGCCCCAAACACCGATGCAGCCATCGCCCATGATTCCGTATTTTTTCGTGAGATTGATTTTGCTGGCCTCGGTCTGGTCGATTTTGCGAGTATTCATTTTCCCCTCCTGGTTTGTGGTTTTGCCCGGACTTGCAACCGGGCCGTGGTTTACCGGGCCTTGTGGCCCGTTGCTCACCTCAATTTCTGCTGGTGTTTAATATTCCGCATCCACATAGTGCAAAAAGAAGCCGTATCCGCTTGCTGCTTGGTTGCCACTCCGATAATTTTTCCATCGTCGTCATATTTGCAGTATTCCCTATCAATCCCGAGCCCGTCCTGTCTGTAGGATACGGGAAAATAATAATTAAAATCACCGTTTAAATTTGTGAGAACAACCTGCAAAAAAACAATTTCCGGGTCCCGCATCAGATCGCCGTTCTGTTCGTAATAATGGCAAACTGAAAAATATTTGTGTTTTCCCCCGCATACCGTTCTGATGAGTTCAACAGACACCGGCATGAATGTACCATTGGTATTATCTACCTTCTTTGATCTGCTTTCATCGTCCAAGTCAGCCGTGAGGATGTCCAGGACTTTTGCCGCTGTTTTTGATACTTGTTTCATTGGTTGCCTTCCTTTCCCTTCTCTATTAAATTATATTATGATTAAAATAAAAGTCAAGTATTATTTTAATAAAATTATATTATTATTTTAACAACTTATAACTTTTAATATCAATACCTTGCAAACGATACAAAAACATTTTGACTTTTATTAAAAAAACACTATATTACTATTCAAATGACAAAACTCGCAGACCTCACGTTTGATCCTCAAAATGCCAATAAGGGTACTGCTCGTGGCCGGTCCATGTTGGAAAAGTCTCTACAGAAATTCGGCGCTGGACGGTCAATCCTGCTCGACAAGAACAATGTGATTATAGCCGGGAACAAGACTGCGGAAACTGCCGGGCAGGTAGGGTACGATAAGGTTCGCATCGTGGAAACTGACGGCAAGGAGATAATCGCCGTCAAACGTACTGACCTCGACATCAATGATCCGGCCGCTCGTGGTCTGGCTATTGCCGATAACAGAGTCGGGGAAGTGGACCTCGAGTGGGATGCCGTGAACCTTCAGAAACTCAAAGACCAGGGCGTTGAACTTGAGGAATTTTTCAGGCCGTCCGAATTGTCGAACCTGCTCGATACTAGATCCGGACCAGGAACAGTCGAACACCTCGAGCAAATGGAACTTGCGGCTTTTGAAAAGTACGATTACGTTGTGATTGTGGCAAAGAACGACATCGACCTTGCCAGGCTGCACACCGTTCTTAAGATTGACCGTGTCGAAACATCGTTTGTTTCCGGGAATTCAAAACCAGGACTTGGAAGGATAGTGGATTGCAAACGCCTTTTCGATCTACTCGATAACGCTGTCAAATAATCCTGTTTTCCTGGGGTTCAAAGCGTGCAACTCATCTTCGAAAAAGTCAGTTTTGTTCTTTCCAAGGGCTCTGCCGCGGGCTGTATGGACATCGTGGGCGTATGTCGGTATCGCAAGGCGTTCGACTTCCGTTACGCTTTTGAGGTATTCCTGAACGGTTTTATCGTCGATTTTGTGGCGATCATAGATAAAGTTCTGAAGATGGTCCGAATCCCGACACTTTTTTGCCTCGCAAAGCAACAAAACAGCTTTGCTTATGAAAATCCTGCCTTTTTCGAACGGCTTTCCCTCGTTAACCAGCAAGAAAGCCTTGAAAAGCGCCTCAATCTCCTGAGTAATCAGGCCGGCACAATCCTCGGCAGAAATCACGAAAAGACGTTTCCAGACATATTTCCAGTATCCCGAATGGTACAACTCAAGCGCGAAAAATCCAGCGGTTGCCGGGTCATTTCTGCGAACAGCCTTTTGAAGCGAACTCGTAACCTCATAAAAATCGTATCCCTGTTTTGTCCTAATGTCGTTGTGTATCATATCGTAACCCCTTGTGTTACATGGTAAATGGCATAAGGATAATATAATAAATGTATAATGGAAATGCAAGAAAAATTATAATAAGTCGCGGCCGTGCCGACTCCATTATCTCGCACCTTGTTTTCCCGGATGCTGAATTGTGGTGCCCAAACTCAGAAACAGAATCATATCGGCATACCGGCCTTGCAATTACCGCGGTTCCTGACGACGTGTGCGGACTTGGAAATGTCCGCAACTACGTTCTTGACAATTGTCCTGAAGATGTCGTGGTCATGATCGACGACGATATTAAGAAAATGTGGTGTAATGTCGGCGAAACTGGCCGGCACGAGCCGAACCCTTCGATCCTGGTTGACAATCTTGCGATCATGGCTCAAGACCTCGGCGTTTCATGTTTCGGATACGATCAATCCTGGGACGTCAGAAAATACAAACCATCGAAACCGTTTTCTTTCACAGGATGGATCGGCGGCGTGATCGGAATTGTCGGGAGGAAACACCGCTTCTTGACATCGTACTTCAAGGTCGACGTAGACTTTTGCTTGACTTGCCTATTATATGATCGTATAATTTTGGTGGATAACCGATACGCATTTGTTCAAGAACGGCGAAACAACACTGGCGGAAACTCGATCTATCGAACTAAGGCAAGGTACCAGGCTGACACCGAGTACATCATCAAGAAGTGGGGAAATTATTTGAATTATAATATATCGGACACCGGCGAATTGACTCAGGTGAAGGTGGAAAGATAATGGCTCAACCCGGAGTAAAATATATACCGTCAAAAAAAGACAAAATTGACGTTTACAATCTTGCCTGTCAGGGTGCCACAGATAAGTTGATTTGCGAAACGCTCAACATAGATAGGGGAACATTCAAGCGTAACCTGCATCTCTTTTCGCGGTATTTAAAACGAGGCCAGAGGATTTACAACCTGCACCTTTACCGAGAATTGCCAGATGTGGTTTCGGCACTGCTGAGAAGATGCACCGGCTACGAATACGAAGAAGTTTCCACGAAGCAAAAGGGCAAGGTTGTTAATGGTGTACTTCTCAACGGTGACATCGAACGAACGGTAACTAAAAAATTTATTCCACCTTCAGACGTAGCTCTTATTTTCTTTTTGTGCAACCGCGACAAAATCAACTGGCAGAACACTTATAAATTTGATCACTCGAATGACGGGAAACCATTTAAAACCGAACGTCCTGTTTTTCAGGTCATTGATACTAAAACAAAAGAGCTCTGCGAAAGTATAGTTGCCGGCAATGGCCGGGAATCACAGAAACCGCCAGAACTTCCGGCAGCACAGACTATGGCTCCTGACGGAAAATGATAACCATAACAACCAACGTTTTTACACGGAACCTCGATGCCTACCTTAATAAAAAAATACGCCGGGCCGTCAATCAGGGCGGAACATCTTCGTCAAAAACATTCTCTATTATCCAGCTGCTTATTTTCATCGCGATACATTCTTTATTTCCAATTCTCATATCGGTCGTTTCTGAAAGCGTGCCACATTTGCGCCGTGGCGCTCGGAGAGATTTTTTTAAAATACTCGGGGAAAGTTTTGAGGACAAGCGCTGGAATAAAACAGAACATATCTACACTTTCGCCAATGGCGCACAGATTGAATTTTTTTCAGCCGATGACGCCTCAAAACTTCGGGGCGGACGTCGCGACATTCTTTTCCTCAATGAGTGTAATAATGTTTCCTACGACGGATATATGGAACTCGACATCCGCACGCGACTTTTTACCTTCATGGATTACAACCCTGTTGCTGAATTTTGGGCGCACGAAAGAGTTATTCCATACGATGAAAATGCTTTTATTCACAGTACTTATCTTGATGCCGTCCATGTTCTTGATCCAGCCGTCGTGCGGAATATCGAATCGAACAAAGACAAGGACCCGAATTGGTGGAATGTCTACGGCCTGGGGAATGTGGGAAAAATTGAAGGGCTGGTATATCCGTTCTTCACAATCATTGACGCCTTTCCCGCACTTTCCAGTTATCAAGAGATATTCGGTCTGGATTTTGGTTTCACAATTGATCCAACAGCTTTTACAAGAAACCGTATCAATGAAAAAAATCTTTACAGTGAGGAACTTATCTATCAACGCGATATGACCAACACGGCAATCGCAAAAAAATTTGAGGAAATTGGAATACAAAAAAACCACGATGTCATTATCGCGGACAGCGCAGAACCCAAAAGTATTGAAGAAATCCACGACTATGGATATAATATTATCGGCGTTGAAAAGCCGTCCGGCAGCGTCGAGTTTGGACATCAGAAAGTAAACCAGTACAAGCAGCACTGGATAAGGTCATCAACAAATTGTATTAAAGAGCAAAGAAATTTTATGTATATTAAAGACAAGAACGGCAAGTTCACTGAGAAAACGACGCATTATTTTTCTCATGGCATGGACTCGCGGCGGTATGCGATTGCTGGTCTTGGAAACATAACAGGATACGACCTTACCGCAATGTCAAACTGGGATTAAAATGCCAACCACCTTCATTTATGCCCTCTGTGATCCACGAACCCTCGAAGTCCGGTATGTGGGAAAATCCAACAATCCCTATGAACGTTACTGTCAACATTTGGTTGAAAAAGGAAATACCCATAAATGTTTTTGGATTTCTACACTGTTGAAAGTCTGCCTCAACCCTATTCTTCAAATCCTTGAGCAATGCGATATTTCTGAATGGGAAAAACGGGAGATTGAACAGAAGCTACACGGCAAAAAATAAGAGAATCAATAAGTAAAAAATGGCAATTACCCGAATACAGAAAGCACATGATTGATGTGCATAAAAAGGACAGTTCAAAATGAAAAACAAAACAGTAGATCATTTTCGATCCGACTCGTGGTCTAACTTGGTTACAGGTTTGGGGGTTCTTGGCCGCGACCGCAAAGAGTCAACAACATTCTCTTCCGAATACCGCCTTAACGAACAGTTATGCAGGAATTTATTCACTTACAGCGGCCTCGCGCGCCGAATCTGTGAAATGCCGGTTACCGACGCTTTCCGAAAATGGTTCACACTTGAAGGCGACACCGACAACTTGATTCTTAACGAATGCAAGCGCCTTTCCGTCAAACAAGAAATGTCTCGCGGCTGGTCATGGTCAAGGTGCTACGGGGGCACACTTGTTGTTGTCATGGCAAACGATGGAAGGTTACTGGATGAACCGCTTGACGAAAATAACATCCGGGACATTGAAAGGCTGCGCGTGTACCACCGCTGGCGAGTGTCCAGGATGTCGTATTATCTCGACGAAAACGATCCGAAGTACGGAGAAACGGAAACGTTTTTAATCGCACCAAACCAACCTTTCCAGAGAAGTTTTTTCGTGCATGAAAGCCGATGCCTGGTATTCGACGGCGTGGATGTGGCGCCGGAAATCCGCGTGGGGAACCAGTGGTGGGGAGATTCGGTTTATCAATCTATCTATCAGCGGCTACGCGGCCTGGGAGAAAGTTATCTGAACGTTGAGCATATCATCGGGGAATTTCTTTTGATGATTATGAAAATCAAGGGGCTTTCCCAAAAGCTGGCAGAAAACAAAGAGAGCGAAGTCATTAACCGCATTGTCATAAACAACATGACGCGGCACCTCATGGGTGGGTATGCCGTTGACCTCGACGGAGAAGACGCTACCCGCACGAGTGCTACGACCACGGGGCTTAAAGACCTCATTGAGGTGCTGATGATGGGGCTGAGCGCCGACGTGCAAATTCCTATCCGCAAGCTGTTTGGTTCCCCTATTCAGGCAGCGGGGCTCGGCAAAGATGGCGACCAGGAAACCAACGACTACAACGAGTGGGTAATAGGCCAGCGGGACAAGCACGCGCAAAATCCAATGGAGCGCCTTGTGCGCCTTATCCAGTTACAAAAGGCGGGGCCGTTCGGCGGCCAGGAATTGCCGAACTGGAAACTGATCTGGGCTCCTATCCAGGAAGACAGCCTGGCGACGCAGTTGGACAATAAGGGCAAGCAGGCAACAATTGACCGCGCACACTTCGACATGGGTGTGCTCGATCCGCAAGAAATCAGGGACGCACGTTTCGGCGGAGATTCTTTTTCATACGACATGAAACTGCAAGGCAAGGAAGCTCCGGAAGCAGAGGAAGAAGAGGAAGACCCTGGGAAATTGACGGAAGCAAATTAACCTTTAACCGGAGGTGAAGGATGACGGAACAGGAAGAAAAAGAATTGAGGGACGCCGCTGCGCTGGTCAAGGACGCCCTGCCGCAGATCGAGCTCGTGGCAAAACAGTTGCGGGAAATTCTTACCGAAAATGCCGACATCAAAGAAAAATTCCGCACTCTGCAAAACCGGGTGAACAACGTCCTGCTGCTGGGCGACACCGTGAAGGAACTCAAAGAAGTTGTTGACGGCCTGGTAAAAAAGCAGGGCAAGAAAAAGAAATGAACGTACTTCTCCAACATGCACTCCGGCACATAAGAAAACCAAAGCGCTTTCCCCGCGCGCCGGTATTGCGTTCCCCAGATCGACTTTGGAAGGATTACCGCGACCAGCTGCAGGCCGAAATTGTGGATAAATGGAAGGAGGCGGCTAAACGCCTTATCATCGAAAAACTGCCTGGTATTCAGCGCCTTGTCGAGATTGAGCGTCCGGGCGGCATGCGCACCGACTCTTGGCCGGATGAACTTACCCGCCAATTATCGCTACTTTCCAACGAATACGACGTCATATCCAAACAGTCAGCCGACATTGCAAACGGTACCTTTATGGCCGTTAACGGCGTTTCGCACCGTCAATGGTACGAGATAGCCAAGCGGGTCATGGGAGTGGATGTCTTTTCGTTTGAACCGTGGATAGCCTCAGAGAGCAAGGCGTTTGTTCACGTCAACGTGGATTTGATAACCAAAGTACAGTCCGACGTGCAGAGTGACATATCCCGGATAGTCATGGGAGGGTTCCAACAGGGCAAGCGGTGGGAGACCCTGGCGGACGAAATCACCGGGAGTACAGACCTGGGCCCGGGAGTTTTCGACAAGGTGGAAACGCGGGCGGAATTGATTGCCAGGGACCAGACCACAAAACTCTATGGGAACCTCGCAGAGAAGCGGCAGGCCGGCGCGGGAATAACTCGCTATATTTATCGGACGATGGAAGATGAACGTGTCCGCGGTGATCCGTCGGGCAAGTACCCGAACTCAAAGCCTTCTCATGCATGTATGGACGGTAAGGTGTGCCAGTGGGATGATCCGACCGTTTACGCCGATACAATTGAGGCGGCAGACAAGGGTAAATGGAAATCAAGGAAAAATATAGAAAAAGGCCCCGGCGTTGAATTACATCCGGGGCAAGATTATCAATGCAGATGCTACGCAGATCCCGACTTTTCGACGATATTTGCTTAATCATTCAACCGGAGGGAGATAAACGATATTTTATTACTATGCAGAGAAACATAATGACCCCCCCCATCCATCACCTCGTTTGGTGCACACCGAACAACTTCTTGCCGAAGTTCTACGCTTTCCGCGCGTCGTGGATGCGCTGCAACCCGGCCTGGGATTTTCGTTTCTGGCGCCTCGAAGATTTGCCCTACGATAAGTTTCCGCCCATCTGTGCTGAAATGCTGCGACATCCTGACCTGCACTGGGTTTTAAAATCGGACATTGCGCGCTGGTTGCTCGTGTGGTTTTATGGCGGCATTTATTCGGACACTGACGTTGAATGTTTGAAACCGATGGATATTTTTTTAAAGGACATCGCTTTCTGTGGGAAAAGTATCACTCCCGGAATAGCAGGAAACGCCGTCGTGGGTTCCGCAAAAGGGTATCCGTTATTTTTACAAATTGCCTGCGCTCACGCTGAAAAAATAAAAGGCAACTTGGCGGATGCAAATAAAAACATCGTTGACTACGGCGTCAACTTGGCCGGGAAAATGCTGCTTGACTGCGACAAGATTTATCCGCAGGAATATTTCTATCCTGTTTCCTGGGGGCAACGCAAAGAGGGAAAGGTGATAAGTCCCGAGCAATATCCGAACGCATACTGCATACATCACTGGTCTGGCATGGATGATGACGGCTGGTATCGGGAAACGATTGGAAAACGGAAATGAATAAGCCTCAAATAATTCCAAAAATAATTCACAGAATATGGATAGGGCCAAAACCACTTTCTGAAACAGCAAAGCAATTTATTAAAATGCAAGAGGGAACTTGCCGAGAATATGAAAGTATTTTATGGGATAATTATAAGACAGAAAAACTTTATCCATTCATGCTTAATATGTCAAGCACAATCCTGCAAGACGCTGATGTGCCGGTTGTTGCCAAAACAGATATATTGCGCTTTGAAATATTGAGGTTGTTTGGTGGAATTTATCTTGATACCGACATTGAAACATTAAGAAACTTCGACGAGTTGCTTGACGTTCCCTTCCTGATAGCCTTTGACGGAGAAACCTTATGCGGAACAGGAGTGCTTGGCGCAATATCCTTTCATCCCTTAACTTTTGACATGCTGAAAGTATCAGGAGATAAATACAAAAGTTACGGAGCGCCGAAAACCGTCAAGGAAATAATGAACTTTTGCGGTCCGTCACTGTTGTTTAGATTTTATAAAAAATATCAAATATCTCCTATCTCTAAAAATAATTTTTATCCTGACCCACGATCCGCAAGGATTCCCAACACAATACATTATTTTCAAGGTTGCTCAGAAACAGGATGGACGCGACGGGTGGTTATGTCGCAGGAAAACCAGCAATGGGATAACTTTACTTACACCAAAAGCCTGCTTACCAATCATAAACTAAAATACCCATTTCCGGGATTCAATTTAATAAGTCGAAGCCACGCACAGTCCTTGCAGGACATATTTGTTTTGTCAGTTATGGGGGGCGGCAAAGGATCATTTTTAGAAATAGGAGCTTACGACCCGGTCTTTATGTCTAATACATTTCTGCTTGAAAAGACATTTGGCTGGAAGGGCACGTCAATAGAAATCGAAGATGTGAAAAACAAGTTTATTCAATCTGGGCGCAAGGGCGATTTGATAATTGGGAACGCCCTTAAAATAGATTATTGCTCTCTACTTAATGGGGTTGACAGGGTTGACTATTTGTCACTCGATATTGACCCAAACACCAAGACCCTCGAATGCCTTATTGAGATACTTAAATGCAAAACAAGGTTTTCAATAATTACTTATGAACATGATTATTACAATAGGGAACTGGCAACTGCGCGGGAATGCGAACTTGCGAGGAGTGAGAGCCGGAGAATTTTATCGGAAGCTGGATATATCCTTGTTGCGGGAAATATAGCTATAAACGATGTAAGGCAGCCGTTTGAAGATTGGTGGATCGACGGACGGCATTTTGGCGAAAAAACAGTTAGCAAGTTTTTCAGGGTTGATGACAAGCCAATTACTGCGAAAAATTATTTATTTGTGGAGATAGAAAATGATACCAAAAATAA